TTGCTGTTTGACCTAAATTAGTATCCCAGTCAATAGATGAAGCATCTGTAAGTGTAATGCCTGTAGAATATCCTGTTCCTGTAACTGTAAGTGTAGAACCTATAGCTACTGTGCTAGTAAATGTAACTGCACCTGTAAATGAGTCTAAATTAACAATGTAAGCATTAGAACCAAATGTCACTACAAACTTAATTGTAACATTACCAGATGTAGAAAGGCTTGTGCCACCTGTGCAAATAAATGTATTAGCGTCACTTACAGATGTTACAGTTGTAACTGCATCTACACCTGTTCCTGTAGTAAAGTCTAGGTAAATTTTGTCACCAGCTAAAAGACCATGAGATGATGATGTAATAGTGATTGTTGTTCCAGACTGAACATAAGTGCCAGAGATACTACCACGACCTAAATTAACACTACCATTAATATCTAATGTAACTGCTGGAGATGATTTATTGATACCTACACGATTGTTAGTAGCGTCTATTTTAAGTGTGCCAGTATCAAAGTCAAGACCATTAGGAACTGAAGCAGCATTGGCATTAATAGTAAGCGTATCTGTACTTGCACTACCTATAGTAGTATTTCCATCTACAGTAAAATTACCACCTACTGTAATTGGATCACCATCTGTACCTGTTTGAAAGCGTTTTAACGCAGCCATAACAGCACGAATAGCGTTGTTTATACCAGAAGGCGCACAACCTTCGTCAATATTAATATTATCAACGTCTGTATTACTAGCAGGAACTGCTGAGTATTGTGAAATTTTTTCTTTTGCCATCATTTACCCTTTTAATAACCATGTGTCACTTCCTGTTGTGTCAGTTGTCCAAGTATTTGTACCAACTGCTACATCATTCCATGTATCTGAACTTGATGTAACTGCTGACCATGTATTTGTGCCAACTGCAACATCACTCCATGTTTCTGAACCTGTTGTTGTATTATCCCAATTCTTACCTACTACAATACCATTAGCACTTACTGTTGCTAAAGATACAATTTGACCTTTTCTGTAATATATTGCTTTTGGTGAGCAACTTAATAACGCATAAGCATCAATACTACCAAATCCTTCAAATGTCATACCACCATTTGCTGTTACATTTGCAGTAGCGTCTATTGAACCTGTAGATGTTCTATAACGAATAGCATCTGCTGTAACAGAACAATCAGCAAATATAGAGCCACTTGCCATAGCATATACATATATATTATTTGCGTCTAATGTTGCTGTGCATGATATAGAACCACTAGATGTTCTAGTCCTAATTGCACTAGCTGTAAGTGTAGCAAAAGCATCTATACTGCCACTAGATGTTCTTATCCTATAAGCATCACAAGTTGCTGTAGCGTTAGCAGTAATTGCACCATTACCAAACTGAATACGAGTTGCTATAGCTTCTAATTGAGCATTAGCTGTAATTGCTGCTGCACCAGTAACAACTCCACTCGCTAATGAGCTAAATGCTACCTGCCCAAAGGCTGCTATGCCAAACATTATGCTACTCCTAAACTACGACCTTGTTCGTATAGGTTTGTACCATCACTTCTAAATATGAAAAAGTCTTTAGCTGAAGCTGCTGTGCTTAAAATAGGTGCTGTGCCACTATCCCATTTAAATACGCTATTCCAAGATAATGTTCTTGACCCTGTTGCATCTTGAATTACTAATAATGCGTAAAATCCACCATCAACCATTCCTGTTGGTGCTCCAAATGTTCTATTTGCACCTAAAGTGACTTTTGCTACTTGAGCAGAACCTACTGACCATGAAATTGTTGCTGCATCTGTTAAAGTAGATGTGCCAAAGTATTGTTGTGCAGTAAAATTAGTAGTAGTATTACCAACTACATAAGTTCCTGTGTCTAAAGTCCATGTATTAGCTGCAGTTTTCTTTAAAAGCCCACTTGTTCCTGATAATGCACCAATAGCTTGTAAATCTGCATCATATCCCTGTAAAGATACACCAATATCAGATGATGTTAATGTCCCTACAGACCATGTTCTATTTGCACTTAAATCGTATGCAGTACCATTAATTGTAATAGTTCTTGCATCTGTAACTGGTGTATAACCTAATCCTGTTGTAACTTGACTAGATGTAATTGTGCCACCATAAGTACCTGTAATATTGGCAGCATTTCCTGTGATACTGATTGCAACATTACCAGAACCATCATAATAAACTGATTTTTCAGCAGGATATGTACAGAATACATCTTTAGTACCAGCACTAAAATTAACAGCACTACCAGCATTAGATGACTCTAAAATAGTATCACGAGATAATGTGCCTGCACCTACAGTTCCTAGACCTACTTCCCATTCTGTTCCCATTACAATAGCGTAATAGGTAGTATTTGTATTACCTATGGCACTTGAGAATGTTTGAAATCCAGAAACTGCACCAGATAATGTAAGTGTTCCTGTGCCTGTAGTGGTACTATTCTCACGCACCCTGTCTTTAACGACTAGAGCCATGATTTATCCTTATGCTAATGTTACAGAAAGTGAACCAGAAGCGATTTTAAATATATCGCCAGAGTCAATGGTTTTACTTGTGTCTAATGGTGTATGGAAAAGCAAGTTTCCAGATGTAGAAGCATCATATAATCCAATCCAACCTACTGTTCCCCATGAAGCTGTTGCTTGTGGGAATGTGCAATCTGCATTAGATGTTGTTACACCATTAGAAGGTGCACCAAATGTTACTGAAGTTCTAGCATAAGAGCCACCAGATACTTCTGTTCCTGTATTTGCGTCTGTTGGGTCAGATGTAAATAATCCTACATAAACTGTTGTAGGTGATGTGTATGATGTATTGCGAAGAACTGCATTAATAAGTGCATTCTCTAAATAATTACTAAATTCTGCCATGACTTACCTCGTTGCGATTGAAATTGATAAAGGACTACTTGCATATTCACTTGACTCATCTGAAGCTGATATTGTGTCTAGGCCTTTTTGATACAATGTAGCCCATGTTTGTAATCTAGCATCATTCATAAGATAAGGCTCTGCTTCACCTAATGCACCATAAAGAAGTAAATCTGGGCAATTAGCCAAGAATACATTAGATGATACTGTAGAGCTTAAATATGAAGGTGCTGCGTAATACAACATCTTTAATGTATAAGCTGAATCTGGTATTGGAGCAAATTGAAATTCTGTTGCAAGTGTTGTGTACATTGTAGGAAGTCCAGATTCTGTTGTTCTAGCATTCCTAAAAAAATTACTTGGACTTTGATACTCAACTACATTAGCTGGATTTGTTTCTAAATGTAAATCACGCATTGCTAAAAAGTCACTAGGTAATGCAACTGTACTGTCACCAGCTGTCATTGATGTTGTGACTAATTTAAGCATTTGACGAATGCGAAGATCACGTCTTAATCTATTTTCTGCCAATGTAATAAAGTCTGGTATTTGTGATGTTAGATCACTACGAGCAAGATAGTCAGCTATCGTGCTTTTTAATGTTGTATATGATGTAAAAGCCATTACACTCTACCTTCTCGTGTTCTAAATACTTTGTTATCTGGATTGTTTAAAAATTCTTTGAAGCGTTTATTATCTAAAATATGAAAACCACGCATGACACCTTGTTTGTTAAGGTCATCAATAACTGTAAGTGGTATAGATGCTATTTTATTATCAAATAAATCATCACCCCATCGTGTATGTTTATCTTTTAAATTACGTTCAGCTAAATTTGCTTCTAAAATTCCGCTGATATCTTGTTTAGTTTCAATTACTAAACCTTTATCTGTATCATGTGCTACAGATGTTCTAAATGTTGTTGGTTTCATTCATTTACCTTTTACCTGTGATTTGAGTGAAAACTAATTTTACAGGCAAACATATTAAAATGTTACAATAAAAAGAATGACAGAGGTGTAGGCATGACCTACAACCTCTGCACTCAATAATGGATAAAGTTCCATTAAACCTTTACTACTCTGCCAAGTCAGCAATAATACCGTGAGCAGCTTCGTTCTTAACTT